CGAAGATCAACCCTCCCCTCCCCGGACCTGGCAAAAGTAGTTGGAGAGAAAACCGCCGCCCACATAACCCAAGCCTACCGCAACCTCCACAACCGGCAGTTGCGGGCGGAAAAGGCAAAGCGTGGCGGACCCAAAACACTCACCAGCAGCGGAATCCTCCCCAACAGCTTCCCCCCCAAGTTCCTGTCCCCGGACCTTCCAGCGAAGTTGGCCCGGTTCATCGAGAAGAAAATACTCAAGTACCTTCCCGAGAAACTGGTGCCGATGGACTTCGAGGAATGGGTGCAGAGATACCCCCAACACCGGCAGGCGGAGTTGCGCAAGGCGCGAACACTCCGCCTGAACCAGGGGAAGCTGTCCAGAACGCTTAAATGCTTTCTGAAAATGGAACCCACTCCCAACTTCACCGACCCCAGGAACATCTGTACACTGGACGACACTGTGGCCTCGATCATCGGGCCGTGGTGGTCACCAGTTGACCATTGGATCTCAACCCTGCCCTACGCCGTAAAAGGCAAAGATCCCAACGCACGAACTCGGAAAATGCTTGCCAAAATCAAAGGCATGGCAGCCGTCGTCGAGGGAGACATCTCAAGGATGGACAAACACGTCCATTACTGGTTTCTCTCATATTTCGACGCCTTCGTCATCGCAGCTCTCTACGCTGAACCGGAAATCACTCAAGAAACACTTGATGATGTCAACTTCCGCGCATACATTCATGGCATGCGCGCAGAAAGATTGGCCAGCCAGTTTAGCGGTAAGAACAACACCGCCGCGATGCAGACCCTCCGCAACTATTTCATGTTGTGGGCGTGTCTCGAAGACAAAGCTGACATCCGCAAGCAGTACACGATTCATGTTGAGGGGGACGATTCCCACATAGCTTGTAAGACACTCGCCGTCGCCGAGAAGGTAAAGGAATACCTCGGAGATACGCAGTGTTTCGGCTTTCCCGTCAAAATCATCTTAAGAGAGGACCCAGATTTGGCCTACTTTTGTGGTAGATATATGGACGTGGAGACCGAGACCTCGATCGCCGATGGACCTCGTGCGTGTGCCAAATTTCATCTCCAGAAGAACGGAATGAAACCTGAACACTACCTGTTCGCAAAAGCTGCCGCCTCACTAGCTCTAGACGCCGACACACCCTGTATCGGACCAATGGCTCGCGCCGTTTACAACGCGACCAAACTAGACCTACGTAAAGGTGGCAAGTCTCGCTCGCAGGCCCTCCACACCTTCAAAAGTGTGCTCAGGGGTAGTTATCAGACCCGCAAGCTACTGGACCAGTCCAGCGTAAACAAGGTCATGATGAAAGTCAAGGACATAGCGTCGCGCCCGCCAAAGATATCGGCCAACGCGCGCGCAATTTACGACAAGTGTGGAATCAACCTCCCTGAGCAGCTCCTCTTCGAACACCAGTTCGGGACGGACTTCACCCTGCCAGATCGGATCGAGCCAATATACCATTTCGCACCACCGGCGCCTTCGCATGTTTTGGCAGACATCGGAGGAAATGGCATCTCCTTCTAACCCAACCCTTACCATTTCTGTCCTGGGCAAGACGTTAAACTACCTCACACCGGAGGGATACCGGGTGGACGCTTCCCAGTATCGTCGTTAATTCATGCTAGGGTCTGTATCGCAACGTAGATTCCGTGTAAGAACAACTTGCTGCCATCGGTCAAACCGCGGGTACAGATAACTCCACTGCCAATAAATCCGTGTGGGGTCGGTCGCGTCATAGCACGTCACGCTATGGGGGCGCACTTCGGT